TATTGGCTCCTGGTTCAACATTACCGACTGACTTACCTTGGAACACTACATAGATGTTTGCTGTACCTGATGGTGGGGCTTCTGTGAAAGCTAAAGTAGTACCACCTGATATTGAATAAGCTGAAAACGGATCTTGTCTAACGTTTCCAACATAGACTTCTGCTTCTGCAGTATTTGAAACACTTTGACTTAATGTAAAATTGACAGCGGACCCATCACCATTGAACTGTTGAGAGTTCATGGTATTTAAATTTTGTTTTGGTGCGTTTCCTAAATAAGCCATGATTCTCCTTATGTACTTATATCATCTACAGCGCCAACGACAGTATCTAAAGAAGAAGCAGTGTCTGATTTAACATACAACTGATCTCCTGAAGCAAGTACTATCTTCGAGCCTCCATCAATAAGTTCCAATGATCCGCCACTTACAACTGGCGCATTTTTAATTAAATAATAATTTGCTGACGATCTTCTAATGTAAGCTTCAACATTGATTGTTGAAGTAGTGACGTTTGCCATTCTAACACTAATTAAAGTATCAAAACTATTAGCAGCTCCGCCTAAAGCATCAACGGCTGAGGTTCCTGTTTCTCTTGTTAGATAATTTCTAAAGTTTTGTGCCATAATTTATTCCTTATACTATAATGCAATCGACATAGCAATGACGAATCCGTTACTTGGTACACCTTCAATAACATCAGATGCATTTTTAAACACCGCTTTGCTCGCTGGCAATGTACAAAATACATCTTTTGTACCTGCTGAAAAGTCAACAGCGCTATCTGAGTTAGATGAAGAAATAATAGTTGTTCTAGCTAATGTTCCAGCCGCAACGGTCCCAAGACCAACTTCAAACTCTGCTCCACCTTGTAAAGATATTGCATAGTAAGTCGTATTACTATTTCCAATAGCAGAAGAAAAAGTTTCAAAACCAGTTACCGCTCCAGCCAAAGTGAATGTGCCGGTACCAGTAGTCGTACTTGTTTCTTTTACTCTATCATTTACTACTAACGCCATTTGTGTTCCTTATAAATATTACGCGTCGCCAAGTCTAATGATTGCACTAGAAGAGTTTGGTGTTGGAAACTGAACAACGAAATCACCGTTAGTTGCAGTTTTTGATCCACCGAAGTCTAGAACTAATACAGCTTCATTACTTGTACCTTTATAAATCAGTGCTCCTACTGCTGTTAAAGTTACAGAACTAAAAGTAGAATCTGCAAAGTCAACATACGCAATATTACTTGCTACTGCTACACCGTTGTTAGTTAAAGTATTTCCGCCTGCAGTATAGTTTGTACCAGATGAAGAAACTTCATTAGTAGTCGTATAAGCAGTTGTTGAAGTACTAAAACCACCTAAAGATGTATAAAGTGCTAGTTTAAAAGTTGATCCACCAGATGAATCAAAATCAAACGTACCACCAAGTAGGTCTGTTTTAAAAGAGTCAGGTACTATATTTGCCATTTAATTGTCTCCTTAATTTATTTATGGTGATGGTGAGTTTAAAGGAGTACGAATAACACCATCTTGATATTCGTCTCGGCGTCTACGACCTTGTTGTTCTATCGCGTACGATTGCATTGCTTTTTCATAAGCCTGCACATAGTATTGTAACATATCTGCAGGACCTTTCAAGTATCCATATGCTTCTACCAGACAAGCATATAAAAGTAAATCTTGATATTTATTACTTGTATAAGTCCCTTGAGTACTTCCTGGGGAAGCTGTTATTGAATCTGGTTGTTTTGTATAAGCTAAAGTTATTAAATTCGTACTATTTGGAGTAGGTGCTACTACCCAATAATTAGCATCCCAATTAGCATAATATTTTGGAATACCTGAAGCAGTTCCAGGTGTATCATAAAAAGTTGTCATATAACTTGTATCTTTTTTTTCTAAAAAAATTTGATTTCCAGCAGCATCTGTTAATTGTACATATCGAATAAATCTTAGATCAGAGGGTATCGTTATATACCTACTTCCAGCTGCTAGATTTGATGTAGCATAAAACCTATTATCATCGCTATCAGTCTCTCTATAAATTTTATTTTCAGCATTTTTAATTATTGTATTCAATACACCTGATGTAAATACACCATCATCAACTTCAGTATAATTTCTAATATCATCTTGTAAGTTTATTAAAGTATAAGCCATTACTTAGAATCTCCCCCATGTTTTCTACGTATCTTTTCTTGTTTGTCTGTTCTTACTTCTTCATACATTTCAATATGTTCATCTACTTCACATTGACATGCTTTAATGTTAAAAATTTTGCAAATAAAATATTTAATTTTTTTAATCATGGTGTTATAGTTATAGGTCCAACGGAACAACCGTAGCCTCCTCCTTTAATATCTCCTGTTGTAGCAGTATCTGTATTAACTGTAAAGAAGAAGAAATTTGATAAAGCATAATCTGTTGTAACTCTTGCACCATTATCATAAAGTCCAGTTGTAATTGCATATCCAGATCCTTGAGTTATTTGTGCTCCAGTAATTCCATCAAAGTTTGGAATTTCTGCATAAGCAAAAACAGGATTAGTTGTTGTTCCTGTTCCAGGTGAAATTGTTGGAGGTCCTCTAAATAAATAAGTTGTACCGTTTGTTAAACCATGTCCGGGCACATTAACATTTATAATACCGGACCCAGCTTGATAAGTTTTAAAACCATCTTGTGGTATCATAACAGTTGTGATTGGTTCTGTTCTATCTGGTCTTACTTGTAGTAATGCAATACCATCACCACCAATTGGTTTAGGTTCAAGTTGTGGTTGCTTAGGTTCATACTCAGTGTAATGAACAAATGAACCGTTCCACTCTCTTACCATCTCTCTGTATGGAAACTCTAAACCTGATCTATCAGATATAGCTTTTGAATGTTTTCCTGTTGCGTACTTAGACATTAAGTTCCTGGGTAATAAGCTTTAGGTGTAATAAATGTACTTGAAGCTGAACCATCTTCTTGAAGTGCTCTTTGAAATTCGTCTTCGTATAATAATTTTAAATTTTGAGTTAATTGTGGAGCATACTTCATAGATAAGTAATAAGTTAAACCTGAAACCATACATGGTACAAATCTAAAAGGCATATCAGTTGCATTTGTATAAGCACCAATGTCTTGAATTCTTTTTATATAATAAAAATGCATATCTTTAGATGCATTAGTTGAATCTGGAGTTGGATAAACACTAATACTAACATGATCAATAAATCTTTGAACCCAATATTGATTAGGTGTACCTTGAGAAAGTTTGTTTGAAAAAGCACCGTAAGTTGATCTATCAACTTTAGTCATCGGACTATCGGATTGATCTGTTGCTGTTCTATCTGATCTTAATTGTGCTTCAAGAACATCGGAAATTCCATAAACACCATTAGGATTTGAAGTAGCACTTGTGCCATCTGAAGATGCTCTAAAAAATTTATATTCAGCTTGTCCTTGTATTAAATCAAGATCAAGTTCTGCTATTTCCCAATAGTGAATACCTCTATTGCCCCATTCTTGAAGCATTATATTTAAAGATCTTCTTGAAGTTTTTAATTGATAACCTGATACTTGTTGGATACCTAATCTTTCAAAAGATTCTTCTACTATTTCATCAATAGAAAAGTCTTTATCAAAAGTAGTTGTTCCAGAAGTTGCGTTAGCCATTTAGCCTCCTAGCCAGTGTATCCGATAGTAACAGATCCTGTTCCAGTTACATCAGCGTAGATAGTAGTTTCAAATCTAATACCATTTCCAGGCATATACATATCTAACCCTTCGCTTCCAAAAGTAGATTCAAATACAATATTTCCAGATGCAGTTGCTGCATCATAAAGTTTTATATTTGTAACTCCTGTAGCTTGAATGTATGTAACTCTAGCAGGACCAATATTAGTAGATCCTCCAGAAAAAGTTTTCACCTGTCCGTCAGCTGTAAGTGTTGTAAATTTTTGGTCTGATGACATATTTGTTTCTCCTTAAAATTAATATGTGGGGCCGAAGCCCCACACTAATTATTTATTAACTAGCGTCCGAAGAACTAGCTATACCGATAAATTTTAAAACTATTACCGTATCGCCGCCTGGATCACCACTAACAACAAGTTCTACTTCATCTGCTGTTGCAGTTGATGCAGTAGTTGCACCACCAGACATACCTAAAGCTCCATTGCAAGGAAAAAATCCTTTAAAGCCTGTTGAGTTAACAGCTACTGTAATTCCGTCTACGTAGCCATCAGTGTCTGCGTCAGTTCCAATGTCAACTAAGTTGACAGCGTTTGCTGCTGCAGTTGTTACTGCAATCATTACACCCATTGGTATAAAGTTAGATGGTATTCCAATTGCTGCTTCTTTTCCTGTAGTAGCACCATTAGCAACTGTGATAGTTGCAGTGTACTCAGACATAGTCATTGAGTTTGTTACAGCGCCAGTAGTTGCACTTTTAACGATTGTTTGAAAACCGTTTTCCGATCGTACCGGTCCTGTAAATGTAGTATTTGCCATAATTATATCCTCCTAGTTTCCGAACATAGTCTCTAGGCCGTCGACTATACGCGTCTATGTTCTAA